CTAATTGCTTGTGCTTTTTTGAGCAATTAATCTTTTATATTTGTCTAATAGCTGTTCTTCCGTTTCCTCATGCTGCGGATCTTTAGGAATACAGTCGACTGGACAAAATAATTGACATTGTGGCTGATCATGGTGACCAACGCACTCGGTACATAAATCTGGATTAATTTCATAAATCACTTCACCCATAAAAATAGCTTCATTTGGGCAAACTGGTTCACAAACATCACAGTTTATGCACTCATCGGTGATATATAACGACACTTTACCAACCTTGTTGATGTTTACGTTCAAAAGCTTCAACCACAGCTTGCGGAACAAACTTGGTTACATCACCTTTTAAGCGTGCAATTTCTCGAATCAACGTCGAAGAAATAAAAGAATACTGTTCGGAAGGTGTTAAAAACACGGCTTCAAAATGTGGGTCCAACTGGCGATTCATATTAGCCAATTGAAACTCATATTCAAAATCAGATACTGCTCTTAAACCGCGAAGTACTGCTGTAGCCTTTTGTTCTTTGAAAAAATTAACCAATAAACCATCAAAACCTACAAATTCAACATTTGATAGATGGCCTAATGATGACTGTGCCAGTGCAACTCTCTCTTCTAGACTGAACAAAGGATTTTTATGATGTCCAATTGCAATCGCTACTACGACCTCATCAAACATTCTTGATGCTCTAGTAACTAAATCAACGTGCCCATTTGTGATAGGGTCAAATGTTCCAGGATAAATTACACGCGTTTTAGACATCCGCTAGTACTCTAATTGTATTGTGCACCTATTTTAGCAAAAGTTATACATGAGGCGAAATATTGATATGTGGGAAAAAACTTCACCTTGGCATCAGTTTACGGCACAATAGGGGCAATTGTGGAAGTTTGAATTATGGCGAAAGCAACAGTAGTAAAGAATAATAAGTGTCGATGTTTATTTTAATTCTCTATAGTTCCTTTTTTAAAGCTAAGTTATTGAATTATAAAAGTTGCTGTTCTTATTAGTTCCTTATAGTTTGTTTACATCCTCCAAAAAAACGGGTAATAATGCGGGTAACAAACTACTTACCCTTACCTCATGTCCTCTGCAAAACTTTCCGACCTAAAGATTAAAGCACTAAAACCTAAAGAAAAAGTCTACAGAATATTGGATGCAGATAGACTTTACATAGAAGTTCGTCCTTCAGGAGCTAAAGTTTGGCGGTTTAAGTTTGTTTTTAATGGTAAAGAATCTTCTATGAGTCTTGGCGAATACCCGGCTATTACTTTGGCAGACGCTAGAATCTTAAAGGATGAAATGCGAGCAAAATTAGCCAAAGGCATACACCCAGTAGAAGATAGACAAAATAATAAGGCCAAGGCATTAGAAGAAGGAAAAAATACATTCAACGCTATTGCAGCCGAATTTAAAGAAAAACGTATGACGTTGAAGTCTGAAATTTATCAAGAGAAGTTCGATACTGCTTTAGAAAAAGATATATGCCCAGTTATTGGCAAAAAAAATATTAAAGATGTGACTGCGGCTGACGTATTGAAGATTTTAAATAATACGATTAATCGTGTTACTAAAGAAACCAATGGAAAAATGACAGGTGAATCTGCCGCTTTACAAAATCGAAGATTCATTGGTGCTGTAACTCGTTATGCAATTGCTACTTTAAGGCTTGAGAACGACCCTACTTATGCTGTACGTGATGTGATCAAGCGCCCTCGTGTAAAACATGCAAGAGCCTTAACTAAAGAAGAAAGAAAAAAGGCAAGAACTCAATTGCCTAAATACAATGGAACAGAGACTGTTAAGAATGCTGGCTTCATTCTCTTATATACAATGCTTCGGGCAATTGAAATTAGAAAGATGCAATGGAAATGGGTCGAGTTTGATACACGACTTATTAGATTTCCAGAAGAGGCAATGAAAAAATCCAGAATCCATATTCTCCCTATATCTGACCAAGTATATGAAGTACTTAAGCGTCAATATACAATCTCTGGTGATAGCGAATTAGTTTTCCCTGCTATTTTCAGTAAGAAAAATGATGGCATGTTAGCTAAAGAAACGCTTAACAGTATGCTTGAATATATTGGCTTAAAAGGCGTTACCACTCATGATTTTAGAGCTACAGCTTCTACCCTACTATATGAAAAGGGCTATGAGGAAGCTTGGGTAGAAAAACAGCTTGCTCATGCTGAATCTAACAAGACAAAAGCATCGTACGACCATTCGCAGCACTTAGAGGCTAGACGAAAAATGATGCAAGACTGGGCTGATATTGTGGATAGCTGGAAAGACTAAAAGTTTTGCTTCTTATCAAAGGTCCATCTTTTACCGTTGTAAGTCACAGTGCCATCCAAATTAATGGTCAACTCTTTTAATGAGTAGTCATAGATTTTAAGAACATTCCCGTTCTTATCTAAATCAGCAAGAAGGTTACATGTGTGCTCCATCCTGCCCGCTTCCGAAACCATGATCATGACTTGAGACATCATAAAGCCCTTACACAAATCGAGACATTCACATTACTATTAATTGTGTGAGCTGTGCAACCTGATAGGAGGAGGCACAGCAATGTGATGATCGATGCAATTTTAGTACGCTGACACATATAAGTTACTTCTTTAAAAAGAGTGCTCGCTCTGCTTCTCGGCGACGAACTAGACCTTTCATAACTTTTCCACCTGCTTTGTTCCATACAAGGAATTGGTCAGCAGCGCCTTGATAGTCACCTTTATTCAGTTTTTTTAATAAGGTTGAATTATTAAAAGCACCTGAGCCAATGTTGTAAGTCAGTGAAACCAAAGCATCAAACTGGTTTTGACTTAAAGGCACTATCACAGATTCATTTACAGTCTTTTCAAATTTGGCCAAGTCGTGTTTGAAGTAGGCTTTAGCTTGCTCAGGTGTACAAGTATCCCCTTTTTTTACCTTCACGCCATTAGGATAAACTGTTGTGCCAGTACCAATGGTCCAAACCCCTACACCATCATCGTAAGCATTGAATCGCGTGCCTTCAAAACTAGTTATTAAATCTATACCATCATCACTTGTAGTTTTTCCACCTGGTGCAAGTTTTTCGACCACTTTATTTAGATCGTCTACTTGCGCCTGTGTAAGCTTGCCGCCTGCAATTACTCGGGCAGCATCGAAGAATGGTTTAGTTGTCATTGGATTCACCTTTCTTTTTCTCTAACTCAGAGCTACCAAAATAAAACCCACATGCTGTTGTCATAGCCCCAGCAATAAAACCCAATGCCGTATTAATCAGATTGCTGTTTTCTCGCGGCATATCCACAAAAAATAAAGCAATCACTAAAACAAACATCAGTCCCACTAATGCGAAAGCTAGATAAGCTCTTGTATTTTCACTGTTCATCTTTTTGCTTCCTCCAACCGTGATACTTTCTCTTTAATTAAAGACTGGTCTTGGCTTAATTGAATAATTGAAGATCCAACCCACGCACACAATGAAAATACGATGCCTGCAAATATTCCCAGCAATACACGCAGCACAGAAATTCCACCATCTTGCGCTGCTGTGCGGTTTTCTAAATTGGCGACTTTGATATCCAATGTATCGATATCCTTTTTGTTCTGTTCGCTAGTCTCTTTGTGCGCTTCATTAATGAAAGTCAGTCGAGTAACATGATCTGACAACATGCGAATATCACTCTGAATGGAGTCGATTTTCTTTTCAAATCTCAACCCGTATGATTCATTTTCAGTCATGCCTTCCCCCTTTCGTTTAGGCAATAAAAAAGCACCCGGTTGGGTGCTGTTACTTTTTCATTTCAATAACACTTAACGTTCTCGAAGTAATCATAAAGTTGCTTCTTGATTCCACATTTAATGGAATATTAACGCCCTCCTGTCGAGCAAATCCTGCTTTAAGTGTGTAGGTAACATTGCCAATAGTACTGTTATCATCAATAGCTGAAACGATAACCGCAGTCCCGTTGAAATTGACATTAATAGTACCAGTTTCAAGATTTGCACCTAATGAACCCCGTCCAATTAAATTTCCATTCCGATATATAGAAATATAAAAAGAAGCCATGGCCCTGTCATTTGCTGCAATTGGATTACCTCGTCCGTCACTTACACTAAAAGCGCCAAAAGTAGGTGTGCAAATATTTACTGAAGCATCAATTCTAACTTTTCCACCACTTCTATTTAACGTTACTTGTAAAAGTGTACCTATATGATTTTCCCACGCTGATAGGTGGTTGTTAAAATCATTATTAGGCTGTCCACTTGTAACTCCACCTGCAAAAGTAGTGATAGTCTTTACATCAATTGCTTTTACACCTATTGGAACTGTTACAGCTTCATCTTTAATTTTTAAAGTATCAATTGCGCCATCTTCAATATTCGCAGTTTTGACTTTAATTGTCCCCAAGTCTGCACTAATAACGCTTAAGTTTTCAGCCCAGATTCGATTGGCATTGATATATCCAAAACTACCATTATCGACATACAAACCACGCGGAATAACAGTACCGTTTGGCAAAGTCACAGGCTTATTTTGCAATGTCATTAAGGGTTTTGGCTCAATACCATCTATACCCACTGGAGTACCAAATTGAATACGGTCATAGTTAAAAATGAAAGTTGAAGTAGTTCCATCATTCATTGATCCATGGCCTGAAACATGACCATTTACATCGAACTTGATAAACTGCTGAGCATAGATGCCATCTACACTTTCACTGACATTTTGAATAGACGCACTATTCTCACCGACTTTTGTTTGCAACGTTTCCGTTACTTTTATCGTTGAAGAAATAGCACTAGCATTTGCATTGATTTGTTGCTGAAACAAAGCATTGCTCTCATTCATTTGTGCAGAAACTTGATCTGTACGTTTAGATTGAGCCAAATCCCCTTCGATGCGTGCTGACTGTTCAGACCAAACGCCAGCATAACCGCCATCATTACCAATTAAGTCTGATTCAGAGCCAATTAAAGGTGGATTTAACTGAGCATAAACACCGTCAATACGGGTAGTCTGAGCTATGATCTTGTTATCAACATCTTTAATGTCTGACTTAACTTGAACAATGTCACCCGTAGTGGCTTTGTCTTTCAACTCAATATTGATGTTCTTGATAGCTTCAATGTTTGCTGACGATTGATCGACACCCAGTTTTGCAGTATCTCGAACTGCCGCAAGAGCACTATCATTGCTGGCAATATAGTTATCAACCTTTTGGACTGTAACCTTATCGCCATCAATGCGCGCTTGCACTTCTTGCCGTGTATAAGCTTGTAAATCCCCCAATTCTGCAGTGGTCGAATCAACTCGCTTACTTACAGCAAGATCACCCTCAATACGCGCCGATTGCTCTGACCAGACACCCGCATAACCTCCTTCATTACCTACCAATTCAGATTCTGAACCAATCAAAGGCGGGTTGAGTTGAGCGTAAACACCGTCAATACGAGTTGTTTGAGCAGTGATCTTATTATCAACGTCTCTCACATCAGATTTGACTTGCTCCAGTGCACCAGTGCTTGCCTTGCCCCCCAAATCGACTTTAATAGACTGGATCTGCTCTGCATTGGCAGCTGATTGAGAAGCTGCTGCACTCGATTGAGATAATGCGGTTGCTGCATTCGTTTTCGCTTCATTCGCATTAGCTACTGCACCATTTGCCGTATTAACTGCATTACTTGCAGTTGAACTTGCTGCAGATGCTTCTGCATGTGCTTGTTGTGCAATCGATGCCGCTGAATCAGCTTGTGATACGGCTATTTCGGCTTTGCTTATCGCACTTGCTGCATTCTGCTTTGCTTCACTTGCATCTGTTGCAGCTATATTCACACGACTGTCGAGTGCAGTTAAAGCCTGAGCATTACTTTCAGACTTAGACACGGCTGATTCAGCACTTTGTCGAACATTCGCAAGAGCCTGATCATTACTTGCACTGTAATCAGTTAGAGCTTTAGCAATAACTTTGTCGCCCTCAATACGCGCAATTTGCTCTGAATTTATGCTTGCAGCATTTTGATTTATAGAAACAATTACTTGATCTGTACGTTTTGCTTGTAATAAATCTCCTTCTTGTACAGCAGATAAAATTGACCAGACACCCGCATAACCACCATCATTGCCGATTAATTCAGATTCTGAGCCAATCAACGCTGGTTTAGTTACGACCTCAACACCTGTTACACGTTCAGCCAATGCTTTATCTGCATCAATTCGCGCATTACTTTCATTTGTAACTAGTGCGCGAGTTTGAACATCATTTTCAACTGACTCAGCTCTCACTGTTTCAATTAATAATGCATTTGCAGAGTCAGCATCAGCACGGGCTATTGCTTCCTGTTGTATTGCTGCTGCATTATCGCCAGCTTGTGCAACCACAGTATCAATTCTTTGACCCAATGCACTATCAGCATCAGTTCTTGCCTTTTCCTCACGTTGAATTGCGGCTGCATTATCTGAAGAACTAGCACTAACCGCTTCAATTCTCTGAGAGAGATGTTCATCACCTTCAATACGCTCTTCTTTTTCAGAAGTAATAGCCGTATCACGCAACTTTGCTTCTGCAAGAATTGCAGCTTCACGTGCCTTTTGTTCTGAAAAATCAGCATTAATCCTGTCTTGAACTTCCTGAGCTATCAACTGATTTGTTGAATCAATATCTTTGATTCGCGCATCGCGTTCTAACGTAAGGTTATTGTTTGCTTGATCTACAGCCTGCTGAACAGAGTCTTTACGGTCTTTAACTTCTTGCGAAATTTGGTCTTTGGTATTCTTGATGTCCTGCTTAATCTCAGGAATCTGAACATCAATAGTCTCAATTTGATCAATCTTAGTTTTTAAATCCTGACTAAGTTGAGTTTCACTGATTTGATCATTTAAGAGCTCAAGAACATCTGTAGCATCGGCAGAAGTTGTCGCATGAGTCCAATCCGACCATGGCCCAATATTTCCGATTCTATCAATCAAACGGCCACGATAGAATTGAGTTAAGTTAGGTTGTAAACCTTGCAAAGTATGTGTTGTCGTTGGATAAGCAAATAAACCCAATTGAGCAATGTTGCTGGTACCATCCGGTGAAACTTGAATCTCGGTATAAGCCGTATCAAGTGCGCCAGTTGCAGGAAAACCCCAATTTAGGCGCATACCAAACAAAATACCTGTTGCTTGGATGAATGCTAAAGCTGGTGGCAAACCTTGCTTGCCATTAAGCTTAGTGACAACTGAATAAGTTGGTAAAGAGGAAATATCCGAAGCATTAACCGCTGTAACTTTTGCTTGATAATCGCCAGCATAAATACCCGGCAACTCAATTGAGTTATTGCCGGTAACTGGCAGCTTAATCCAGCTACCATCATCTTTCCGCCATTCAACCAGATACTTAACCGCACCTTTTGCTTGCGTCCAAGACACAACCATGGTGGCAACATTAATACCTTGATCCACCCGATCTTCGCTTGTAATAACAATATTTGAAACTGGTTCTTGAATATTGGGATTAACAATTGAAATTGGCACATCGATATAATGAGCGCCATGATCAATTGCATCAAACTTTTTCGGATTGTACTCAAGCGCTGTAATAGTAAATTGATGTGAATCACTTTGAACTACTGACAAAACCCTAAATTTAAGCGTTGCCAAATCTTGAGCATCAATAACCCATACGTTTTGAGGTGCAATTTCATCAAAAGCTACAGAAACAGTTATGACGCGGCCTGTAATTGCTTGGACAATACGAGTTTGAGCTTTCCCGTTTTCTCCATTAATGATGAGTCTATCACCCGCTACTGCGACCACATCATCACGGTCAAGAGTAATGCTTTTTCGATCTGCTGAAATTGCTGAAATGCGACCACCGTTTGCTCTTCCAGCAAAAATAGGATCCGCAAATTCAATCACTTTACCTGGCAAAGGAATATGGCCGTCTAATCCAACTTTAAAAGTCACAGTACGTGTTTCAAGTTGTTCAGACTTTAAAGCCCACAGGCCTGCTCGTTGTGCTTGCCCACGCGATGTACAGCCCCAAGCATCAAGCTCGAGTAAGCGCACCTGTTTCATTTCAGAAATAGCTTTTTCATCACGCACAAATTCATATTCAGTCTTATAGTGATTGGCTGGGTTATCCCAAGCTACTTTTACTGCATTATGTCTATCACGGGCGCGTGTACCATTATGATCCGGCTCCCCGATAATATTGGCACGCGTATAAGTGAAATAGGTATCTTGTGGAATATCAGCATCACAAACAATGCTATCCCCATCCCAATAAGTAATAGCTCGAAAAACACCAGCTAATTTTGTAAGAATGCTATAAGCATCTTCAGCGCTCTGAAGATAAATGTTACATGTGAAACGTGGTTCTTGACCGCCCAACCCGTCTGGTACCAACTCATCACAGTATTGGGCTAAACGGTATAAAGACCATTTATCAAGCATTCCATCTGTAATTCGCTCACCAATTCCATACCGCTTAGATGTGCAAAGATCATAGTAAATCCAAGCCGGGTTGTTTGAATATGCGCGTTTAAAAGTACCATCCCACATGCCAACATATTCGCGGGTTTCAGGGTTGTAGTTCGTTGGGACTTTGATTTTTACACCCTTCAAATCAACCGCTAATTTTGCGACTGATCCACCGAATGTTTCAGCATCGTATTGCAGTGAAACTAATGCTGTATTTGGATAGCGTAATTTAGCGTCTATAACTTCAGTGACAGCCTTAACATACATTTTGTCGCTGATATATTCGGATGTTGAGTTGGGAGTAATTCGGCGAACACGAACGAGCCAGCCTGAATCGGCTTTGGGTAAGTCAATACGATGTGGACGCTCATAATTATCAGATGTTTTATCTGAAATTTTTGCTCTTAATACTTCTGACCATGCACCACCATCAGTTTGCAAGTCCACCGCGTATTCAATGGTATAGCCAGTAACATCACCCGTTGTTGGGTCTTGGTTGCGTAGTGGACCCCAACGTAATCGTAATCTAACCGCATCAAGATCAAGGTTATTAAAAGAACGTACCCAAGGTGTAGATGATTTAAGCTCTACGTCAATCGGGATTTCATTTTCAACTGCCGGGAAGCCTTCAATGTATTCTTGATCGTTTGTTCCGGATCTAAAATTAACAGTAACGTTTTCAAAGTTCTTGTTGCCGTTTTCATCTTGCAACGGAGTATCTTCAAGCAAAATTGATTGATAGCCGTTTGCTAATCCTTCGACCTCACCCTCCGCTAGACCAATCAACTCTTTAATATAAGTTTTAGATTGTGCGGAGTCCGGTGCAACTACTGGTTGTCTTGGTTGCTGACTTCCCTTTTTTGCGCCTTTTACCATCGCTGTCATATCAAATCCCACGCAATAAAAAAGGCGCCAAAAAGCGCCTATAACTAACTTAAAAATTACATCTGATCTTCTGGATATTGACCAGCACTTAATACGAAGCCGCCGACTTCACGTCTACCATAGAGAATCGGTACTGGGTAACCTTGAGCGGCTGTTGTAACCGCACTACCAAAACCAAAGTTTGCCCGGTTCCCGTCTTGGTTTTGATTTTGATTAGTTTGGGCTTTCGGCATGAGCATAGAAGCAACACCTCCCATAGCCATGCCTGCACCAGCGCCAATTAATGCAACACCGTAAGCTGAAGACGTACCGCCAGTCATCACACCTGCAACAATCAGAACTACTCCAAGAACTAATTGTAAGACTCCACTATTACCACCAGCTCCCATTACACGCGGGACAATGTGAATAATGTCGGCTTCAGTAGACATATCAAGCTGCTCTTCACCGATATTGTCACCAGTGATTAAGCGCTTTGTTTCATGATCGTAAATTGCTGGGCGCTTCTTGCCACGCTTATTGCCTGAACCTTTGCCTTTAAGAAAAATTGCAAAAGCCAACCCTTGTTCATGGGCATGTGTCATGAAGTACTCAAAGCCAGCGATCTGAACTGATAATGCACGCATGGCTTCACGCGTATTTGCGACATCGAGCTTAAATTCACGACCAAACTTTTGCCCTAGAATGCCGTACAACTTAATTGTTTTTAACATCTCGGTGCCTTAAGATTTTCACAGTGCGCTCATGCCATTGCTGACCATATATTTCCCGCACAGATTTACGGTTATACGGATGATGAAGGATTAAACTTGAACCGATGCAATGCTCAGTTTGCTCCGATTTAAGCTGCCCATTATTACCCAACCATATAACTGCATGATTTGGATGCTCGGTACGCCCAACACGACAAACAAGCATATCGCCATACTGCGGTGTATCAACTTCAAAGAAACCTGCTTTTTCGTAATTTTCAAGGTAAAGTGATGGATGGTCTTTATCTTCCCACCATGCATCTTTACGCTCGAAATCCTTCAGCTCTACGCCCAATTCACGACTATAAAAATCACGAATCAGTGCATAGCAATCTTGCCAACCGTGAAAATAATTACGCCCCACTAAGGGGGCGCGATAACCACAAGGTTCATAAACTTGAAAATCCAGATCCGGATATGAACAAATTACCCACGGCTTTTGATGTAATTCAATTTGAATCAGATCAAGTTCCGAAGCTTTTGTTGTTCCATCTGGATGAGAGTGCACATAAGCTAAGATTTCGCCTTGATCTTCAGCACTTGCCAAGTCTTCGGGATGTATTTCAAACTGATCAGATTGTTCAGCGATATTGCGACAAGGAATATATTGCTTTTCGACAATCACCCCACAGCTTTCATGCGGGTAACATGCATCAGCATGGGCCATGATTGCTTTTTTAATTTTTGCTGTCAGTTTCATAAGACCTCACAACATGCTTGAAGCTGGGAATCCGCCAAAGGGTAAAGGCTTGTTTTTACTAAATCGACATTCACAACCAGACAATCTGTATGAGCAACGATCTAAAGCAGGATTGTCTGTAGGCTCATCTTTCTCGGTAAACATTGCTGCCCCGGTGTAACCACACTCTTCCCCGCGATATTCCCAACTACAATAAGAAGTAATTTGACGTACAGGAATTTTCAAACCTTCAAAATCAATCGGGTTAGAAAGCTCAAAAGTTACTTGCTGAGCATTTTCCGATGTCTTTTGTTCTATAAACCAAGTTTGTTCTTTAGACTCGTTCGATGCTAAAGGATTGCCAGAAGTGAAATTTTCAGGATCTAGATATTTAGCCAAAGTAGTAATAACTTTTAGCTTTGCACCTGCAAAATCTTTAAATTGCAGACAATAAGCAGAAACAGCATGTTGAATACCGTTAATATTGTTTGCCATTGTCAATGTCGGCGCTGAAGCTTTACCTGTTGAACTCATTTCAAGGCCACTTACTTCGAGTGCCATCGGCTCAAAAACTTGACCTTGCCACACAATATTTCGGTTCCATACTTTTTGATCACCAGTATCAAAAATCTTTCCAATGCTGCCAGAGTCGGCACCGATCAATCCTTCAGATCCAATGGATGAGTAAATTTTTTCCCAGTCCTGAAATGATATATGTCCATGAAAACGTAAAATGCCAGCACCTAAACTGCTGGCATCTAGTTCATACAAATGGATTAATCCATCTACATAAAGCTTCTGGAAATCACTATTCAGGGTCATAAGTCACCTCGTCATAGATTGGATTTCCATCTTTGTCTAAGACTGGCACATCATCAAAAACAGGATTTCCTTCACTATCAACTGCTTGAACCCATTCAAAAACTGGCTCACCTTTTTCATTTATGACAGGTTGTTTAGAAAGAGTTGCCATTCCTGAAGAATCTGTAACTAGATAAGTTTCTTTTTTCTGGAATGGTTTTCCATCCACCATGACAACTTTACCTTCATCATCAATGAGTTCAGTTAAACGAGTCATGAAAGTTGGTTGCATCGAATATTTGATTTGCTGAACCATACGTGGTTGCTTTTCAGTACGTGGAATTTTTCTGACAATCGTTTTCTTAACCGTGTTTAGACGAATATCAATCCAACGCGGCTCATCATTAACATTATTTGGAATATCTATAGGGGCATCAAGATTTGCAACAATATCGCCTTCATCATTCATTTTTTTCTTGAAAGTTTTGATTTCAAGATCGCCATTATCAAGTGTTTGATATTCAACTGCACAAATCTTATTACCGTGAGTGTCGGTCGGAATTTCTATCCACCAGCCTTCTTTAGCAAAACCAGATGATCCTTTAACAACGTAATGACCAATGCCTTGTTTTTCAAAAGAGAGAGGCTGTTCTGCGGCTTCATCGTTAGGTTCAATTTTATCTGCAAATAGCTTAACAACCGGAGATGCTGACTTGATGAAACCATTTGCATCCACAGTTGTATTTTTTGATGACAAGATTTTACGCCATGGCTGAAAAGTATTTACATTCCAGTTTACAGATCTAATATAAAAATCAGAGTTATGCGTTATGCTTAATTGTGCACAAGCATCAGTTGAATCGTTAATATCTAAATTAATAATTGCTTGCGAATTGCTATCGGGATAATCTCCAGCACTTGAAATATTAGCTCCATTATTTTGCCAGTACAAAGCATTACCAACTCCCCTCAATGTTGATAATTTTTGAGTTCCAAGTCGAATTGATTTTCCCAAACCAAATGCACCAACTTCCATCACATTCCCAGCAGCAGTACCCACATATCGGCTAGCTGCATGAGTGTTGTTTGTAAAGTTTTCATTCATTTTTGCGCCAGTAGAGCGGAATGTATCTCCACCTGCGCCAGTTGGTGCCGTACCTAAATTTACTGTTTGAATGGTCATTTTCTTACTCGCATAAAAAAAGCCCCAGCGAGTGGGGCATGAAAATTATTAAGAATTAGGTGACGGGCACAACTCCGTCTTGTGTGCATGCCGTAGTTTCTTGCATGAGGTCACGACATTAGGAGAAAATTGTATACCAATAGGCTTTTGTTTTTGATCGGGTCAAGAAGTAGTAAAGCCCCCACTTTTTAGCAAGATCTTGCTTGCTTTTACCTGTATATTTTACACATAGCTTAATGAATATATCGGTTGAAAAATGCTTCATTTTGATTTCCTTTGGATGATAAAAAAGGACGCAAATGCGTCCTTTTGTTGAGAATGGATAATTTAAGCTAATTGATCACCAATAAATTTAGCTTTTACTTGAATAACCACACCTGGTATTGCTTCAGTATTACCAACTAAATCATAGCCAGTATCAGTAGGTTTAACCTCTAAAATTAATTCGTAATCACTGATATCACCAAATACAGATACAACATTCCTATCATGTTGTTTTGCATTTAATTTGAGAAGATTGTTTTCAACCCTGCCACGGTATGTAAATCCATAATCTCCACCATTGACCACTCCATCTTTTACCACCACCGTACCCTCACCAAAATCTTGGATAGTGCTTTTGAATTTCACAAAGTAAATTCCGTCTCTCATTTTAACCTCATGCATTAATCGCTGAAAATTCAGCCATTTGATAGTAGGGCATTGATGGTCAAAAGTTAAGAGTCATCAGGGGTAAAAAACTTGGGTGAATGTTGTTGAGATTTGCCAAACATCACCGCCCAAACAGCGTGGTTGATATTCTCCAGCTTTAACTCTAACTTCACCGTCTAAAGGCGAATCCCAAAGGAACGAGTCAGCACCTTTGTGATCATCAAAGAATGCTTTGATTTGCATAATTTCAGCTTTGTAAGCCGTTCTTTGATAAGTCCATTCACCAGATCGGTTATTGATACCTACAGCAATGTTTTGTTCATACCCATCACCAAATTTGCTTGATAACGTATTAAAGCTCTGCGAACCTGAATTACCCTCTAAATCTTGGCACCAAGTGAATTTACGATTACTCATCTTTTTTTGACCACTCAACTTTCATACTAACCGGACTATCTTTAAAACGTTTTTTGCAACTTTCTAGATCCTTCGTATCTTGATCTGGTGCGAATAAACCTGCCCGCCTACTTTCACGAACTCCCCATTCTTTTAATTGCTTGTCCATTAAGTCAGCAATTTTAGTACTCTTAGATTCCTTTTGAAAAATGAGGGTGAATGACAATCCAAAGACGAAACCCGTTGCATATTCAATTAGATTAAAATCAATTAAATTTGCACTTATGTAGAAAACTACAGCAATCAATAAAGCAAACAGAAAAGTCATAATGTACTTTTTCACTTTTGTACTCCCATTAAAAAACCCACTCAAGAGAGTGGGTTTATTTGGTTTTAAGTGGTTAAACTTGGGTAATTAACGTCTCACAAGATTAAACAAGACACCGCCTTGACGGCTTTCTCGTCTAGCCCAAGCATCCATTGCATTATTCAGAGATTCAGCAATTTGCTTTTGCCCTTGTGTATTGACGCTTGCGGATCCATC